GTTATGGTAAATTCAGAATAAATAGGTAAAAAAGGTTATGGCAGCATCCAGAGTAGTAAGCCCTAGAGACGCAGCTGCGGCTAGACAGAACGCAATAAGAAATCCGACACCACCATCTGGTGGATCATCATCTGCCGCTTCCGCACAAGCTCCAGGAAAAACTGGTCCTGTCAAATCAAAAATAGAGAGATACAGATATCCCTTAGATGTTATAAACAGCAGCAGTGACTACTTCATGCTGCAGGCTGTAAAGTATACAGCACCTGGTGTTGGTTTGACTGGTCAATCACAGGCACTTAGTGAAGTCATTGGTGCCAGTCCTGGTTCTAACCAACCACAACTATCAGATGCTGGAAATAACTTAAGACCACCAACTTCAGATGGTCAGTTAAGAAAGACAGAGAAAGAAAATACACTGGCATATTACATTCTACCAATGCCACCACAGATTGGCACCAACAATCAAGTTGGTTGGGATAAAGGAGAAATCAATGCTGCTGGGTCTGCTATTGCGGCACTTGGTCAAGAGTTGATGAGAAATAGCAGTGGATCTCCAGTTCCAACACTAGAAGGTCTTAGTCAAGCTGTCAACAAAGTCCGAAACTTTGGATCTGCGTTGACAGGTCAGGCAGGTGCTGGTGGTGGTCTCATGGGAGATTATCTTACCAGTCTGATGATCAATCTTATTCCTGGCAACCAGGTATCACCAAGTGATATCTTTGCTAGAAATAGGGGAATTGTTATTAACCCTAACATGGAATTCCTGTTTAAGGGTCCGAATCTGAGACAATTCAGATTTACTTTCCTTTTGATCGCAAGAAATAAAAAGGAGTCTGATCATATCAGAGACATGGTTCGTTCACTTAAGAAACATATGTCACCCAAGAAAACAATTGATACCTTTGGTGACAATCAATTGTTCGGTGCTTTTCTACAGACACCAGATGTTTTTAAACTTTCTTACATGAAAGGAACATCTGGACACCCATATCTGAATGCTTTTAAATACTGTGCCATGACAGGCATCAGTGTTGACTTTGCTCAAGGTATGACTTATATGTCATATGATGATGGAGCACCAGTTGCTGTTGGATTGTCTATGGACTTCACTGAATTGACACCAATTTATGCTGAAGATTATGATTCCGATTACGCAGGGGGAGGAGTTGGATTCTAATGGCTTACTTTCAGTTTATTCCAAATATTGAATACTCGTCACCATTTAGTGATAAGACTAGTGTAAATGCCACTGTTATTGCGAAGAATCTATTTCGCAGAGTAAAACTGTCGGATAGTGCTAGTTTATTATCTAGTGCTTACCTTTTCAACAAATATGTGATTGAAGAGGGTGAGAGACCAGACACTGTTGCGACAAAATATTATGGAAATTCTAACTATGATTGGTTAGTCATTTTTAGTGCTGGGATTATAAACCAAAGACACGAATGGCCACTTTCTAGTCAAGAACTATATGAATTTTGTGTCAGGAAGTATGGTGATGACTTGACAGCAATAAAACACTATAGAACAACAGAAGTAAAAGATTCTGATGATCGTTTAATCTTACCTGCTGGTAAAGTCGTTGACCAAAATTTCACAATTCCAAATCCTGCTAACCCAACTTCAACTTTAAATCCAGTAGAAGGTGTTACCAACTACGAATATGAATACGAATTGAATGCTAAGAAGAGAGAAATCAATCTAATCAAACCATCATATAGATTACAAGTTGTAAGTGAACTTGCTGAACTATTCAAGTACAAACCAGATTCTTCTCAATACATCAACTCTTTCCTGAAGAAAACTGATAACATCAATAAAAAATCCCCCTGATTTCTCAGGGGGAATGGTAATCAGAACTCTGCCAACTTCTGGAAGTAACTCAGAGTATCATCTTCTTCATCACTGCTAGAAGAGGAACTCAGAGAACTCAGTTCGTCCTTCAGGTCTTGAGGGACGGGTTTAGCAGAACGAGAACCGAAGTCAGGAGTGTAAGAACCACGGTCGTCATCCTCATTCTCAACTTCTTCGTCCATGCGACGACGGGAGGGAGTGTTACCGAGAACATAGTCCAGACGCTTCTTCAGGTCATCATAGGACTTGAACTGCTCAGCAGCAGTCAGTTCTGCGAGACTGTACTCCTTCTTCCAGATCTCCTCCAGTTCGGAGTCATCCAAATCACCCAGAGTGCTAGCACGGGCAAACTCACTGGAATCATAGTTCCAGTAACCAGCAACCTTCTTGATCTTGATCTTGAAGTCAGCACCCTGCCAGAAGTCGAAGGGGTTGATAGGATCTTCGTCTTCAAACTCAGGTTGCATGGCAGACATGACCTTATCAAAGATCTTCTTGCCAAACTTGTAGAGGAACACACGACCTTCGTTGTGAGGATTGGAAGGATCCTTCACGACATAGATGTTAGCATAGTAAGAGAGTTTGCGTTTCTGCTTACGGGCAACTTCCTTGTCAGAATCAATCCCACTGTTCCACAGCTGGGAGTTCAGTTCCGACACGGGATCCTTCTGACCCAGAGTAGTCAGAGAGTTCTCGATGTACCAACCACCAGGACCTTGGAAGGCATGGGTGTACATCTTTGCCCAAGGCAGGTCTTCCCCTTCGGGAGCAGGAAGGAAACGGACGACAGCATACCCGTTACCTGCTTTATCTACCTCGGGCTTCCAGAGACGGTCATCTCCAGAACCACCATTGCTGTTCATCTTCTCTACTTCCTTCACCAGTTTGTTAGTGAGGGAACCCAGAGAGGACTGCTTTTTGAGATTTGCGAATGACATTAGATTTGGCCTTTTGACTTGTGTATTTTAGGATGTTTAGGAGTCGTTGTCAACACGACTGCGGACTTCTTCAAGGGTCCTTTTCATGTTACTGAACAGGACACCAACATCGGTGTTCTTTGGGAACCCCATCATTATAGCAGATGCTTGGATTTGCTCCTTCATCTGAACCGCATCGGGATCGTCACCCGCAAGGGAGAGACGAGTCCACATGATTTGTTGCTTGTCAACCAAGTCATCTAGAAGACTGAGGTTGTCAAGTTTCTCTTCCAAAGTAAGAGAATCAAAGGAAGCCATGTTTTGATAAATGTCTTCCTGAAGTCGATTAATTTCTGCAAGCTCGGCACGAACTACATCAGATTTAAAGAACTCACTCACAGATCATACTCCTTAGGATTTGTTTGTGCTTTGGCACATCGATATTTAGAAAGGGTTCGTACTTCTTAATTTTGAGGGAAACCGAACTCCACACGGGATCATTCAGAACACTATCAAATCTCTTCCTGAATGAAAAGATCTTATCATAGATCACTAAACTTTCTAGTGATACTTTTCCACCAAGATACCTTTTTAGAAGGATTGGGTGTCCTTTCGAACAGTTGAACACATCCTCTAATGCGTTCTCCGAGAACAAGTCGTTGCTTTGTTCTTTGAACAAGTATGTCAAACTCTGCTGTCTTTTCATCCAGCTTTGATACTCGGTCTCTCCTTCTTTTATTAAACCACCAATCCATATCTTTTCGGGGGAATCTGATGAAGTAAAGTTGGCAATGAAATAGTTACGAACTTCTTCGTCCTTTTTCTGTCTGGACAATTTTTCAAACCAGTATTTGTCCTTACGTTTATTGAACGCAGAGACAGATGCTCTAGTCCGACCACCATACTGGAAGAAGTCATACTTCTCCTTAGTAAAGTGGTTCTTTAATGACAAATATGTTTGATAGCAATCAAACGGGGTCACTGGAAGTTTGTTCTTGTTCACGAAGTTGCATCATATATTGGAACTTTTCATACGGAGACATTGTTACGTCATGGTCATAGTAGAAATACTGACGACCAACACGAGGAACATCTGTCTGCCATCCATTATAGTCAATAAATCCACTTTGACTAGAGGTATGATAGTGAGTGACTTCATCTTCATCACCATCCCATCTCCAGTCCGTGCAAGAGTCAACGGTAAGAATAGGAACGAGTGTATTCATGGAAGTCATTCTAAGGAATGCATCGTGCCATGAATCAAACACGATCATTTGGGGATCATCAAGTTCCATCTTTCTACCATTAGTGGCATGGAACATAAGATCAAGACCCATTTCCTTGATCTTACTAGTAACGGGAGGTTCTCGTGCCTCTCCATGACCCCACAGGTCGTTACAGATAAGAGAAGCAGCAGCTGGTAGATAATATCTATCAGGAGTCCTTTCCATCAATTCTACGACAACAATTGGATCTCGTTCAGGATCTCTGCCGAGAACATTTTCCATTTCATTCAAAACAAAAGTTTTGAAAGTGGCACCAACGATATGACCTTCCCTGTGGTAGTGTCTAATCTCGTTCCGACGAATAAGACCCTTTGACTCTTGTTCTTCAAAGTTTGTGCCAAGATGAAGGTAAAGATTAAACTTTGCTTGATGTTCTTCAATCTCTTTGAGTGCATCTTTAATCTCCTCAATGTTATCTTCCCAACCACCAAGGTAACCTGAAAGAGCACACTCTGGAGTCAGAAGATGATCAACTTCATTCTCTTTTGCCCAATCAAGGGCTTTCAGAATTTCAACTTTATTTGCTTGAATATTAGTCCCTACAGGAATCTGAGCACCAGCAACTCTGATCATTTGAGTTGGCATCTGAATTCCCTGAGGACCAGTTGTGTACATTGACATTTTCAATCAATAGGTAAACGGGCACGAGATGTTTTCTTCATGAAGTTAAGTTTAAGTGCATCACACTTAATCTTTTCTTTCAGTGGTTTAGAAATAATCTTAGACACTGATTCTACTTCAATACCATTTTCTTCACAAAAGTGAATTATAGCATCTATGTAGTTCATATCTTCTTCCCTCTGTACAATCCTTTCGATTTCCATCGCAAAGGTAGTGGCAGTAAGGAATTTTTGATCGAATACTTTTTTAAGTTCTTGTTCCATATTCAGATAGTTTGTGTTCTACAAAGTTTTGGACATATCTTCCAAGTAGTTTGATGTATTCTACTTTCTCTTCACCTCTAATAACATACTCTACAACTTCACCATTTTCACATGACATCAGAATAACAAACTTCTTGACAAGGATGTCTGTCAACTCGTAAAACATGCAGGCATATGCTGCTGCCTGAACAAAATAGTTTTCAATCCATTCTTTTGGTTTTGGTTTCTTAGCAGTCTTAAAGTCAATAACTGCCAATTCACCATCATACTCGGCAATGCAGTCAACAGTTCCAGCAATTCCCAAGTGGAGACTATAAAGACTATCCTCTAGGGCATGGATATTATCAATCTTATTAAGATATGGCTTTGCTTGCTTAAACAAATACTCTGACAATGGTTGAACGGAAGGGAGATCTTCGTTCTTTAGATAACTCTCGGCAAGAGAGTGCATGTCAGTACCACGACTGGTTGCTGCCTTAGTAATCTGATTGGCTTTTTCTTCACCAACCTTTTTTCTCCAGTCAATAAAAATCTGCCTATTATAAAAGCTGGTGACCGAAGTAATGGACACCAGTCGTCGAAGTTCTTCTTCTGTAGGAAGTTTGTAATAACGAACCCCATCAATGGTCTCCCTCTCAAGTTGAGGAAGACCAACATCAACAAAATTAAACATTAAAATCCTAGTGCCAGTTTCTTAACAAGATATTCTTTGACCAGACCAGAACGAACAATGTCTTCAGTATCAAATTCAACGATATTGAAAGATTCCATTTGTTCAATGATTTTCATGAAATCAAGGATTCCATTTCTTTCATAGGACTTGGTGAGGTCGGTTTGGGTGGCATCACCACAGAACATAATTTTAGAGTTATCACCCACTCGTGTAATTATACTATCTAATTCATGAAAATTCAAGTTTTGACACTCATCAACAATGAGGATAGCATCATCAAAAGTAGTTCCACGAACAAATGAAGTGGACCAGAAACTAATCGTCTCCTGTGCCTTGAGATTGCCATACAGCATCTCAAAATCGGCATCCGTAGGCATTTCAAACATGTACTTGACCATATTCTTATAAGGAATCTGGTAAAGTGCCGATTTATCCTCATGGTCACCAGGAAGGAAACCAATCTCTCTGGTTGCTACCAGAGAACGAATGATGTAAATCTTGTTATAAGGAGTGTACTCATTGAGAACGTCTTTCAGAGCATTGTATAACGCAATAAAGGTTTTACCCGTTCCAGCACATCCATATAAGAATGAATTTTGACCTTTTTCGTATGCGGCAAAAAACTTTCTTTGGTTTTCAGTTAAAGGTTCAATATCAACCAAAAGGTCTTGATTGATAGGTTTCTTTCGTTTCATTTGCTTTGCTGTGTAACCAGCTCCAACGGGTGAAACTTCAGACGACTTTCTCTTTCTTGGCATATGTTGTTTAGATTTTCAAACGTTGACGGTTACCACCTGCTTTTTGTGCTTTAGCAAGTACATCATTCCAACCAGGATTGCGGTTGACAAGTTTGTCTTTCCACTCTCCCACTTCTCCAACACCAGGACAAGTGCTGGGATCGGAGAAGTCTCTAATCCATTCAGGATTGTCAATCTTCCACTGATCCCAGTCATGAATACTCATGACTACTTCTTTAGTCTCACCAGTTTCGGTATTTTTTACAGGATAAGTTGCCATTACCTATTCATAAAAAGTTATTTAGACCCACTCCAGAGCTTCCGCAACAGAGGGGAAAACCTCTTTGAAGATCTCTTTACACTCAAGTGCAATATCCATGTGTTCTTTCTGAGTTCCATTGGCAGAACGCAGATTGATGTAATGGATCCATGATCGACATGAACCACTCATATAAATTTTGGTGGGAGTTGCCAGAG